CGACAGGAGCAACGCCGGCGGCAGGGGTCTGTGCCTGGCGGACGGACACGACAGCGCGCGGCTGCGGCAGCTCCGGCGAGACACGGGTATTCGTGATCGCGTCACGGACGGATGCGCCAGTCGACACCGACTGAGTGCGCAGCGCGGCCATCTGCTGGCCGATCTGACGCGAGGCATCGCGCCCCAGCGCCGCCTGCGTTTCGTCCAACGTACGGGTTCTGTTAATGCCGGCGTTCAGGGCCGGAACCAGTGATTGCGCGATCGTGCGGCCTTCCGCCAGGGCTGCGGACGTGACGCGGCCGGCCGACGTAGCCGCTGCATTGCCTGCATTGACCATGCGATCAAACGCGGCGGCAGCGGTTCCCACCTGGGAGCTGTCTACGGCTAGGGTCAGAACTGTACGATCCACGGCTACTCCTGGTTTTTATGCATCTGCTCGAGGCAAATAAAAAACCGCCTCAAGGGCGGTTCGGTACTACACTGGCCGATTACTACTAGAAGGCTGTGGGTTGCAATTTTAGTTCGCCGCCTGAGCCGACACTTACCCGATAGATCCTGGTCTGACCTGCAATAAGGGAGGTTGTCGTCTCCGCATTCCCCGCAAAACAAATCCCGTTCGTTTCGGCGCCGAGGATATGCTCTCCAGGTCGCGCATAAATTTGCACTTTCTCGCTGGTCCCGATGTCGGCAAAGGCCTGGCCATCAAGGAAAAGCCGAAAATTGCAAGCCGCATTGTTAAGCCCGGTGTCTCTTTTTAGGATCACCGATCCCGATTCAGTCGATGGCCGCACAAGGTCAGGGGCAAGTATTCGCTCTCGCGGCACAGAAGACGCCTCTTGAGTGGGTACGACCTCCGTCGCGCACCCAGATAGGATAAGCAGCGCAGCAGACAAGATTGCAAGTCTCATCATTACCTCCTCTCCTTGTTAGATGAGAAAATAATACACCTGATGAGTTGTACTTTTGTTTACGTTGAGTCCTTGCGCATCTGTTCCAATGCCGCGTCTTCGAGTATTCGGATGTCTTCTTCGATCTGTTCGCACTCAGCAGGAGCCAGCCCCATGCGATCCAACTTTGTCCACATGCGGCCGTAATTCAGCGCATACGGACCCGCCGGGCCTACATCCCACTGGGTTCCGAGAAAGATGAAGAGATTGACAGCCTGCACATTGCAAGGCCAAACCCACGCAATATTCTCGTCTGCGTAATCAGCGTCCGTGAGGCCGAAAAACTCCATGGCCTTCGGATCGTTCGGCTGCTTATATAGGTGCGCCGCTACCTCGCGGAGTTTCCCGCTTTAGCCTGGGTCAGTTCATTGATGAACGCCGTGACGATCGCGCCGGCTGCGGCGTGGTACTGCTTGCAAACCTTGGCGATGTTCTCGCGGGTGAAGTCGCCATCAACACCGGACCAACCCTCGGCGATATCCATGATCGCATCTTCGTTGCTACGCTTGAGTTCTGCTTCGCGCTTAATGAATTCGTCGTACTTGTCGGTATCCATGTGCTTGAACACCATCTTGATCGCAACTGGACCTTCCGGGGTCGGGATCTCGACGCGCGAAGTGAAGGTCGGGTTGGCTTGAATTTTCAGCATGCGGGCTCCTGTGGTTACGGGGCGAGGCCGAAGCCCCGCCCCTGGGATTACGCGGCGTAACGGGTGACCTGGTTGATCAGCGACAGCGTCACTTCCAGACCCATGACCTCGTTCTTGGTCAGGGTCGGGGTCTTCTGCAGCGTCACGTAGGCCGAGAAGTAGATCGGCGAGCCGGACGGCAGCAGGATGCGGATCACGCGCTGCTGGCGGTCTGCGTCGGCGGTGGCCAGGACTGCGTAGTGCGGCAGGGTGGCATCGTCGCCGATCTTCATCTTGATCACGATCGGGGACTTGACGGTCGGGATCTGATGCTCGGCGTCGTCTTCCAGCGGCGAGTACGTCGCGAACTGCTGCTCACCGCCGCTCGTGGTCAGGTCGAGAACCTGCGTGATCTGCGTCCAGGCGGTGACCTCGCGCACGGTGCCGGTGCCGGAGCCGGCCGGGAACAGCGTGGTGCTCGAGGTGTTCAGGCCTTCGACGGTGACGTCGTTGGTGGACAGAGCCGACGCGCGGTACACGTTGCCGTTGGCGCGCGACCAGCCGGAAGTGACCTCGAAGATGTCGCCAACGATGATGCCGTGCGAGGCTTCGAGGGTGGCGACACCCGGGTTGGCGTTCGAGAACGCGGAAAGAGCTTTGGTGGAGCCGTAGCTCGATCCCATCGAGATCGTTGCTCCGTTGGGCAGGGAAAATGCCATGATGATTGCCTTTCGTAGAAAAGAATAAGCCGCCCAGCGGCGGCGATTGATTTCTGCGAGGCATTCGGACTGCGCTTTCCAGGGCAGGCCGCGAGGCAGTGTTGCGGTGATGCTGAGTTACTGCTTTTCCAACCACTTCTCCCAGGCTGACAGGCAGCCTTTCAGGAGGCGGATCAGGGTTTGATGCAGTTCTTTGGTTGCTTGGCTCATGCAGCGAGACTCCGGAGAGTGAGGTTGCGGTTAGATGGTGTCGCTTCGGTAAGTGCACGACACAGGGACAACGTAGTGGTCAGGCTCTTGCAACGCCGGCCCTTGGCTCATCGGCGACAGCAGGTAGACCTGAATACTCCCCTGCGTCATCGGCCCAGTCAGCGGGAAAGCGGCATCCAGGGATTGCACTAGCGTGGTTGCAGCCCCGGGACCCGTCCCGTTCGGCATGCAAAGATCGACTTGGAAGATGCCGCGCCGAAGTCGATGTTCGCCAGCCCAATCCTCGCTCAGTGTCGGCGCCGGGATTAGGTGGCAGCGCGCGTAGCGGCCAGTCGGCGGCGTGAGCGTTACGTTCTGGTACGCGACCTGGATAGGCGGCACCTGAGCATCAGCCCATGCCTTGAGGCGCGTTTCGAACGCTGCACGGACGAGTGCGTCGCTCATTTGTGACCCTTACCGCGCAATCCTTGTGCCATTACTGGCGCGACGGTCATCGCCGGTGCCGCGGCTTCCGGTGCCGCCTCGACAATCTCAATTGCCGGCGCCTCCGGCTTTGGCTCCGCGACGAACACGCCGCCCAAGTGCGTTACAGCCTCCTCAGGTTCACTGGCCTGGGGCGCCATGTCGATCCGCACCGATCCGAAGCGTGCGCCATCCGGGTTCTGTACCGTGCGACGGAAATCATCGGCCGCGGTCCAGTTGAAGATTTCGACATCGTTGAGCCAGACGCGGCACAGACGCGAGCCGATGTCGTGGGGATCGCCGGGGATGCGGGTTACTCTCATTGGTTCAGTGCCTTCTTAACGTATTCGCTGTAACGCAGCGCGGCGATTCGGAACATGCCTTGCGGCGCCTGGATCGAGTAGCCATTTGCGGTCTTGCCGGTCGGGTGCTTCGGTGGATTCGGGTACAGGCCGTACTCTACGACAGCTGCATAGGGAAGCGCGTTCGTGATGTACGTCACACCTCCGACTGGCAGAGTCAGCGCCTTCTGCGCTTCTTTCAGTCCTCGCGATGCATCCGTGCTGTTGGTCACGCTGATGTCTGGCCCGCCGTAGCTCACGTTCATGTTTGCTCGCAGACGCCCGGTATCGACCGGCGCGCCCTTCACTACCGCCGTGAACACGTCGAGCGTGGACTTGCGGGCGACCGTCTCGACGTCGAGCATCACCTTGGCGGCCAGCTGGTCTAGTGGGATGCTCCAGCCGCCATTCATTTGCGCACCTGTAGCGTCCACAAAACTGCGGTACCGGCCGGCTCCGTTACCTTCGCGTCGACCACCTGGAACTGCGCACCAGCCGCATCGGTCAGCGTGTCACCCGGCTTCGGATCGACCGTCAGACCCACTGGCGAAACCAGGGCGCGCTTGTCGCCGACCCGAATCAACGTGCCGTCGATGTACCGCTGCGGGTAGGCGAAGATCGCCGCCGTCACAGTGTGCGACACAGGCTCAGAATTGGCCGTCGCCGTGCTTGGGTCGTAGTCGCCGTCAGGGACCGAACCAAGGATGCAGGATTGGCCGTACTCGACCAACAACTCGTCTGCGGTGCTGGCGATGTCGTCGTAATCAAAGCTCATTTCAGCCTCAATGTGTCGATGCCGTTGCCGCAGCCTGTATCGAGCGCACAGGCGACCTCGACGGCTTTGCGCGCAGTGCGACCGAGATGCATTGCTGCCAACGCGTAATCACGGCCGGAACCCATTGCGGCGAACTTGTCTTCGAACGGCAACGCGATCGGCTCACGCTCGTACTTGTGGATTTTGCCTTCGCAGGTGATGACCATGAGGTATGCCCGGCAATAATCGCCATTTCGATTGTCCGGGTAGCCGTCTGCGAAGGCGCCAGCGCAGTACCAAGCCATCAGCGCGCGCGCCGTGTCGAGATCACCGGACGCGCCGATCAGCTCCCCCGACGCCGTGCGGATGATCTTGGTCACGGTTGCCGGATAGCCGCCGATACTCGCACGCTTGTCTGCCGTCAGGGTGCGGCCGTCCCACGCAATGACAGTCATGCTCGCACCAGACGAATGTTCATATCTGAACCAGACAGAAACGGCTGCAACATCAGATCGATCGCACGGAATCGCGTATACGGTGTCGCATTGTCGGCGTATTCGGTTTCGAGGGTGTCGACCTTCACACGTTTGACGAGCCGCTTGATGTCAGGCGCGAGGCTGCCCGAGATCGCACGCAAAGCTAATTCGGCGCACGCGTTCGATACTGCGGCCGGAACTGTGTTGTCCGGGTAGTACTGCATCACAGCCACATCGCGCACCGGGACGTAGTAGCGTGGCCAGGCTAGTGCTTGACTGACTGTCTTGCGCATGCCGGCCCAGCGTTCGCGATACACCGCCTCCATGTAGTCGGTGGCGCGACGCAGCATCTGCTCGCGGGCATTGTCCGATGCAAGTGCAGCCCAGGCAGCATTGCCACGGTTCGCGTGGTATGTGTTTGCGGCAGCCAGTGTGCATAGCGATTCAGCGTCAGAGCGAGCCGTCCCGTCTTCGGTGATGAGGGCCACAGTGGCTCCTTATTCAGCAGCCTTCGGCTTACGACCTGGACGGCCAGGCACCGATTGGGTATCAGCCGGCGCAGCCTCGACATCGCATTCCAGCAACTCATGCTTCTGCGGGTCGAAGTCAGCCTTGTTGATCACGACGTGGTCGCCCTGCGACTCGTGCGAAGGTTTAATCTTGACGGTTTCCATGTGATAGCCCTGAATGGCCCAGCGACGCGAACGCCGCCGGGCCGAGTTGGCGATTAGCCCAGCAGGATGCCGGTGTGACGCGGGGCGATCAGCTTCTTGCCCCACGAGAGGTTCACCTCATAGCGCACCTGACGCTTCTGCTTGTAGATCGCGAACTCGTAGGTGATGCCCGAGACCGGATCTGTCACCAGCATCACGTCATCCGCGTCGTCGCCGCCTTCTGGCATGGCCGGCGCGCGGGTGGCGAGCTGGATGGCCGAGCGCTGCAGCACGATGTTGCGGGTTGCGGTGGCGACCACCGTGATGGCGGTTGCGGAGGCCGGGATGGCTTGCAGCAGGCCCGGCTCGGCGATGGTGAAGGTGCCGCCGTTGGAGACGTCGGCGTCGCCGGAGGTCACCAGGTACTTGCGCGTGTCGCCAGCGAAGGACACGAAGTCACCGGCCAGGATGGTGCCGGTGCCAGCCGAGGCCAGCGTGATCGTGGTGGCGCCAACGGCGTAGCCGGCGGTGTTAGTGGTTGCCGAAGCGCCGGTGCCCGCGGTCACGGTGCCCTTGATGGCTGCCGACTGGTGGACGTCCAGCCCCTCCACCTGGCCGATGATGCCGCGACGCAGCAGGTCTTCGGTACCAGCCTCGTTCGCCTTGAACAGGACCGACTGCTTGCCGCGGATATTGCGGATCGCGGTCGAGCCGAGGATCAGGTGACGATCGCCGTCCGGTGCGCCGTTCTCGTCCAGGATTTCGTGCGAACCGGCGAAGTCCGAGAAGTCGCCGGCGGTGCCGAACGGGGTGGTGCCGGCGGTGCCGTAAGCACGGCTGGCCGTCTTGTAGACCTCTTGATAGAGGTCCAACTCCACTTCGTTGGTCAGGGTGCGCAGCGCCTGTGCGATGCGGTCACGGTTGACCTGTTGCAGCGTGCCGGCGGTTTGCAGGCTCTTGGTTTCCTCGCCGGTGATGCCGAACGGGACCGAACGAGCCTTCGTGATCGTCATGTCGACGTAGTTGATGGTCTGGTTCGGGGTGTCGGCTGCATACGCAGCGGCTGCCAGATCCTCGGCGGTCATCGCGCCAACGACCGGCGAGCGCACGGTCTGGTTCAGTGCAGCGCGCTCGGCGCTGAAGTCCTGCGAAACGGCGCTGATGAAGCCGACCTTCTCGCGGGACACGACGTCCATCGCTTCGTAGATGGTCGGGATCAGGCCAGTCAAAGTAAGAGTACCCATGTTGCTTTACCTTTCAGGGAAATAAAAAACCCGCTCAAGGCGGGTCATTTGGAAAATCGAAGTAGGAGTTGAATAACTGCACAGGCCATCCAGCCCATACGCCAATTCCCCCATCCAGGGTTTGGCATTTCGAAACAGGTACTGCTCGGCCTATCGGCCGGTAATGCTTAGTCCACGACCGTCGTGCCAGCCTTGACTGCTGCGGCGCGGTCGATTGGATTCATGGATTCGAACTGCTTGCGGGTGACTTGCTTGTCGCCGCCGGCGCCCGGCTTGCTCTGACCGGCGCCGCTGCCCGACGCGCCAGTGCCCTTGAGGATCTGGTCCTTGAACGGGCAGGCGCGCACGAGGTGGTCCAACGCCTCGTCAAAATCAGCCAGTTCGCCGGGGCGCGTCGCCGAATAGATTTTGTTGCCGGCTGCGTCGTAGCCGACCATCTTGCCCTCTTCCACGCGGAAGTTCGCGCCGAAATATGCGCGCGCCATCTCGCCGGGGATTGCCAGGCGCAGCGGGTGTTTGTCGTCGGTCAGCAACTTGGAATTGGAGAAACCGCTGCCGATCATGTGGCTGTTCAGCTCCCCGGTGCGCTTCTCGAGCGTGGCGGTCAGTTCCTGGATTTGCGTAGCACTTGCCTTCGCAGCTGCGGCGACCTGCTCCTGCGCACTGCGCGCTGCGGCGTCCTTGATTTCCTGCACCTGGGCGGCGGTCTTGAGCTCGCCGGCGTTCAGGTTCTTGATGGTTTCCAGCGCTTTGCGGGCGTCCTCGGCGTTCTCGATGCCCTCGAAGCCTTTCAGTTTTGCCTCAGCCGCTTCCTTCGCCTCGCGATGCGACTTGGCCTCGCCATTGAGGCGGCCGATCGTCGCGATCGTAGTGTCGGCATCAAACGGCGCTTCGCGGCCGTCGCCGTAAACGAAGATCGGTAACTTCTTTTCGGCATCCACTGCAATGGTGCCGTCAGCATTAAATTTGAATGGCATAGTGTGACTTCCCGGGCATCCGCCCATCAAGGTGGCCTTCCTGGCCGTGCACCGCATCGCTTCCGCTAGCGGCAAAAGAAAAAGCCGCCTAGGTTGCCCGAGGCGGCTTTGGTGTTGGTCTTAATTTGCACCAGGGTGCAAATTCCATTAATAGCGTCAAGTGGCTACGAGGTTGACGACCTCATTTTCGCGGGGTCTGCCCGGCGTGCAAACTTTTATGCGAGCACTACTCGCTCACCCTTCATAAAGCACGATGCGCAGACATGCACCGTTGTCCCGCCGGTCACCTTCCCGTCTCGCAGCAACGCACCGGTCGTCAACGGAAGCACCTCACGCGAGCCACAGCGCGGACACTGGATCATACTTGCCGGCTTGCGCAGCTTCTTGATGCGGTCGATGACGCGCTGCTCCCGGGTATCGGGTGGCGGAGTGCCTTCGATGACCGTAAATCTGGTCATGGCGTGCTATCACGAAGCTTTCGCGATTTCAGCAATCAACTCGGCGCGGACTTTCGCTTCGTCAGCCTCCGGATGAAGCTCAAGATACTGTTCGACCGCGTCGTCTTCGGAGTAATCGTCGATAAAGCGCATTCCAGCCACGTACAAGGCGTGCACGCTGTACGTGGTCAGATCCACCGTCATAGGGTCGCGGCTACTCATCGTCGATCTCCAGGTCAATCACCCGATATTCTCGGCCGGCGATCGTTTGAACCGATTTGCCGGCGACTCGGTATTTTAACCCCGGCGGAAGCAAAACTTCATGCTCGCCACGATTTAACGACAACGGCTCGATGTAAGCACCCTTCTTAGACTTTTCTATACGCAACAATAGGTCGGATTTACCAGACCAGGCCGCCGCAAACGACTGCGACGTAGAAAAGGATGTCAGCTGCTTGCCCATATCCAGCGGCTGCCCAGGTTGCGCTCGTTCCCACCAGTCGCTCGCCGACGATGGCTTACGCGTTGGGGACCGCCAGATCTCGCCTTTGTACTCGCCAATTCCAGGAAAGCTGCTCGTAGTCAGCGCGGCAAACTGCCGGTCTTCCAATGTACCGCCGCCTTCTCGCATCCGCTTGTTGATCGGCGCGTACCCGCTGCCCGTGTAGTACCGGACGGCAGCGAGTGACTCATCCGAAGCGTGGTAGCCCTGCTCTTGCTTGATCCCCTGAACTTTCTTCAACTGACGCGGATATTCTTCGTCGCCGTACAGCTTGGTCAGAAGTGCTTTTTGCTCATCCTTTGATTGCAGGAAGGTAGCGATTGCATCCTTTCGCTGGCCGCGGGGCGCTTGATACGGATGGTCCAGGCCTGCGTCGCGATACTCTACCGGATAACGCTCACGTAGTTGCTTTAACGTGAGGGCGCGTCCTTTGTCGTTGTAAAACTTATCGAACGGCAGTTTGCCGGTCCTCAGTAACGCACCCTTGGCTTTACCGAGGATTTCGTCCTGACGCTCTGGAGACTGCTTCTTCAGCCACTCGCCGTAGGTCGTATCGGCCGGGACTTGTCCATCCATTGAGGCGCGCGTCTCGGGATTGAATTCTCCGATATCGACGCCGCCCAGTTCCCCCCAGCTTTTCGTCACAGGCACGCTCGTGCTACGGCAATTCCAGTGCAGTTGACCAGGCCCGGACAACCAAGGAATCTTGTGACCTATCGGCTTGTGATCGTCCGGCGTGTACTTCAAGCCATCGCGGATCCTGCACATGTCCGATGTCCGGTTGTCGAGCGTCGACGTCCACACGACAGCCTTGATCAAATCGTTGTTCGCCTGGAGGAAGCGGTTACGCGTGAATGCCGCGGTGTGACTGATCGCCGTGCGCACCACGGCCTCAGCGTGTCGGCGATCAATCTCGATGATGCCGTCGCTGTAACCCTTGGCCTTCGTGCCGCGAATCCGCTTGACGATATCGCCGATTGGCTGGTTCTCGACGTATCCGATACGCACGGCGTCACGGATACGCGCCATGCGGCCCTCTTCGATGGTCGAAGCCCATTCCTTCATCAGGCGCCCCTGGAAAGGACGTGCCATCGCGGCGGCGTACACCTGCTCCGCCGAGACGGTGGCGATATCAACCTGAGCAACGATCTGCGCCGGGATCGTGGTCTGGAAAAGCTGGTATTGGTAGCTGGCTTCGTACTGCGCCAGATCCTGCAGTTCGGACTGCAGGTCATCGGACAACGCCGCATACGCCTGCGAGTTCAGGTCGCGCACGCTGGCCAATAACTGCTCCAAGCGCTTCACGGTGAACGATTCTGGCGGCATCTTCTCGAGCGCCACCACGAGCTGCGCAAACAGATCGCTATCCGTTCGATTCAACATCGCGATCATCTTGCGCACGACGCCGTTTGCGTACTGCTGCAGGTCGACCTGATGCGAGATATCGGCGTCTCGTAGATCCTCGTTGACGCTAGCCATTTGCTGCTGGGTCCGTCATGACGCCGAGCGATGGGCCTTGTGCGTCGATCCGGTCCCTCTCGTCCTGCCAGTCGATATCCGGCGAAACGACGCCGCGGCGCTTCAACTCGTTGAAGTACGTCTCGTCGCTGACTTTACCGGCATTCGTGGAGTCGAGCAGCAATTGCGTTGATGCCTCAGCCAAAGATGCGGCGCCGAAGTCCTTAAATAGCTCGACGTGCCCCCCTTCACTCTCACCCACCCACAGCGCCATGATCTGAAGTGCCTGATCGAGCGCATCCTCGAGATTGTTCGCGATCCTGTGCAGAGCACACATACCGACCGCGTTCTCGGTAGCGGTCTGCGTCGCCGTGATCTTCCCCGGGCGCAGCACGAGCAGTTCGGCGCCCGACTGGCGCATGCGCTCTTCGAGAGCCTCTAGCTCGTCAGCGCCGGCTTCGATGGCTTTGCCGGTATGCTCGACCCACTTCATATCGCCGCCGGTCGGGATCTTCACCGCGCTGGCGGCGCCTACAGTCATCTCGAACTGGTCATCAACGCCGATGACAGCCAGGATCGGCACCCGCGCCATGTGCAGGATGGTCTGTTGATCACTCGCGCACTGCCAGTGAGCGACGTTCAGGTTCGCGACCTCGATCAGCGGCGGCCGTCCTATCATGAAGCCCGTGCGCTGCCCGTAGACAGGCACGTACGGGATGATGTCCAGGCTCGTCGTCCCGCTGTCGTACTGAAACCATTCCTTCTTCTCGTTCTGGCGGTGGACTTCCCAGGCGCCGGGCGTCAGCACGCGCACCTGATTCACCGACTTCACGCCATATTCGCCATCCGGCTCGTCGACGCATTCCATCAGGCGGAGCTGGGTCAACTTCCACATGCCGTCCTGGTACTCGTCGCGCCATCCAAGCACCTGCCAGGGATGAATCTGGATGAAATATGGCCGCACGCCCGCGGCGATTTCCGCTGCGCGCGTGGGATAAAGCAGCCTGCCGTCCTGATCCTGCGTCTTCGGGTAGTCAACGAGGATGCCGCCGATGCCATACCCGAGCGCGGATTCCATCAGGTCGGCGGCGAATGCGTCGATGT